GAGATTTTGAACTGATCAAGGTCAGATACACCCATGCTGCGGATCGCCTCTTCGACGATCTTGCCGCTGTTGTACTCCATAGCCATGCCAGTCTCGTTAAGAGTACGAAGCATAGTGATCCATGTTTCCGCATTACGGGTCGGTTCGAGAGGCAGCGTACCGTCTACGACAAGGTACTCGATCTCGCCCTGAATATCGTTGAGCGAGAAGTCTAAGTAGCCGTCCTTCACCATATCCGCGACAGATGAAGCACTGTCGTTCTCTGAGATGCGGATCGAGCTTTCTGGCGCAAAGAAATCTTGGATGTTTGCTACCATCATGCGCACCATAGGGCGAACCGAGGTAGCTGAGATCGTACGCGCCAGTACGCCAAGACGTTGAGAACCTAGCTGCGTAAGACGCTGGATTTCTGTGGCAGTACGGATACCGTCAGAGGTTGGCATACCCTGCTGCGCATCTGACGCGGCTGATAGACGTTGCTTGAGTTCGCCCATCGCCGCGATGTCTTGCCAGTGACCGCGTGTTACGTCAGGGATTTGACTGATGAATACGCCCTCACCTGGCTTCACGCCTGGAAGTGTACGCACGATCCCATGCGGGTTGCGGTCTATCAAGTCGCCAATGGCAATCTGCGTCGGATCAACGAACATGAGATTTGTCAAAGCGGCCTGTACGTTGTCGATACGTGACCGAAGCAGCCAAGTCGCAACGTCGTGTAGGGGGAGGAGCAAATCATACAACGATTGCGAATAGGTCTTATGCGCGTCGTGGTACAGGCCGCCGATTACGACAGGGAACTGTCTGCCGTAAGGGTTTAACTGACAACGGATAACTACGTTCTCATCGAGGATTGTGATACACAGCCACAACTGTTCTATTTGAGGAACGCCGATCTCGTAACCAGCCAAACGAACCCAGCACTCGTCAACGACACGGCTATCTCCGAGGGCGAAGAAAGTTCCGCCACTTTCGCGACGGTTGCGCTCTGCTGGGTCAATACTTAATCCTCGTCCCGCTTCCTTGTGCCATCTATGTCCGTCCCACCCACCAGCAGGAGGCGTAAGGCGGTTGCGCAACGACGGGTACTGCTTGAGTTTGGGATACATTCCCGTCTGGAGGAGGCTGTCGTAAGAGGCGAAGTCAGAGAAGATGATGTACTGCATCCGCTCCCAGTCTCCCCATTGGACGCGGGGGTCGTGGAAAACGCGTCTCGGGTCGAAGTTTGTGATTTGGTTTGTTCGCGACGAAGCATCCCACGTAACTTTCGTGGGTGCGTATCCGTACCGAATGCTGTCCAGAAGGTGTTGGGCAAGGCGTGCTTCTCCTGCTGTTCTGCGCATTTGCTGGTGCAGCAAACGCTCGATGATTGCAGATGATTTACGAGACTTGCGGTTCAATCCTTCTAACTGGAACATTGGGTTGCGACCCGTAAGGGCTGCCATCAAGTAAGTCAGTACCGTGTCTGCGATAGCACGGGTATCTGCGATGACTGCCTTCTCGCGGAACTGCGTAGCATGTGGGTCTACGTACACGTCGTGTGCACGGTCTGCCTGCGTCCAATGATCGTAACGGCGCGAGATGCGGTCATATGACATCTGCATTGCCGAACGGACATAATCCACTATGCGCTGCTCCTGTTCTTCAGAAAGCAACGATGAAATGTCCTCATAAGCCATGAGGGCATCTGCGTGTTCGGATAAGTCTACGACGATGCCGTCGCTCTCGGGAACAAAATCCGCACGGTAATTTGTTGTCGTCAGTGCCATAACAAAACATTTACTCCTATAATTGCCCCTTAGTCGTCCTTATTCGCCCCAACCTTTCCATGTTCCGCTAAGAGCGTTTAGATCGGACTTCTGGTTCCACAAACTGTCGCTTGCTTGGGGCAGTGCGAACGATGGCGGTGAGTAGTATTCGCCCGTTGCTGGGGTGCGAGCGAGTACATCGAGGCCAATGGTCATGGCGTCCACGATGTCGTCGTGCGTACCAGACGGGAAAGATTGCATCTCCTCGTGAAATACGTCGAGCCAAGGGGCTGCGCTGGGTATCAGTACGCGCCCACCCTCGATGAGCGGCAGCACTGCGGCGAGGCGTGATACCTTGTCGCTTGAGACTTTGTACGGAATTACAGATACGCCGCTCTCGCGCTTCAGTTCTTGAAGGAGAGACTGACCAGAGGCTTTGTCCTCGATGTAGATGCCGCGCAAGCCACGACCTCGCCATTGGTTGTTCAACATAATCATGCGGCGTTTAAGATCGGGGAACTCAAAGCGGTCGCGTACAATATCGACGATGTAGATGTCGCCCGTCTTGTCGAGGCCCATCGTCATCATGACAGAATAGTCGCTGTCTTGGCGAGCTTTGAAGGCCGTATCCGCTGCGATGATGAGAGAGTTGAAGTTCTCGGGCTTCATGTCCTCGGGGTACGTACGCCACCAGTGCGAACGGATCATGTTACCGCCCTGAATGTACGGGGTCTGCTGGTAGAGAGACGCGAACTCGCGCGGGTTCAATCTTTGACGACGTTCCAAATCTTCGAGAGAAAACCGTTCGGGCCAGAGGGCGGTCTTTTCAGTCTTACGTATGTATCGTTTTCCTTGAGCGAGTTTACTGGCTTCACCTGGGGCAAGGTACTCTGGGTGGTCGGTTGGTAAATTGGAACGGGAAATCTTACCGCTGTCTCCCTGAACTGGTCTTTCTTCAATGGCAGGGAAATTGATGTGAAGCCAACGTCCTTCGTTCCAGTCATCAGTTTGCATAAGTCGCCCCGCGAGGTCGTCGGGGTGCCATCGGGTGAGGATGATGATCTGGGCGGGGGGTACACCGTCAACGTCGGGTTGGAGACGCGTTGATAAAGCGGATACATAATAATTCCAGACCTTGTTGCGCTGCGTCGCACTCTCTGCCTCCTCTCTTGACTTCAAAGGGTCGTCGAAAAGCAGCAGATTGGCTGCACGACCAGAGGTGGTGCCCCCTACCCCAATGAAATACGCGGCTCCGCCGCCCGTCGTACGCCACTGGTCTACGGCTCGGCTGTCCTGAGACATCTCAAAGTCGGGGAACGCTTGAGATGTGAGCGGCTCGTTGCAGAGATCGCGTACTTGGCGACCGAAATCCGTGGCGAGTTGGCTGTTGTAGGAAGTGGACATGAGAAAGCGGGAGGGCTTTCGAGACATGAAGTAGGCGGGGAAGATCACGGAGCCATATGTAGACTTGCCGTGGCGTGGCGGCATGGTGATCAGAAGGTTGCGTACAGGTACTTCCTCGGTACTGGAGCGCTGCGCGGCTGACAGACCGTGGTGAGACGTGAGTGTATTCTTCTCTAGCTTGTCGAGAGCCTCGATCATGTCGAGGTGGAACTGCGGCAGCTTCCAGTTCGGGTACTGTAGGCGCACCCAGCCTAAGAAACTGTCCTCGGCAGCCTTGAGTTTGAGGAGATGTTTGGCGGCGTCTTGCGCTGTGAGGTTCATGGCAGCAACTCCTCGTCCACGAGGACAGGAGAATTGGTTTCTATCCAGACTTTTGCCCCGCAAGAGAGAGGTTTATCTGGGGAATAGACCACAGTTGACGGCCCCTGTACTTCAACTGAAGTACATTTGTGGTTCGCCTTGGAGGTTTTGACTGTGAGCGGCGGGTTGCTCTCGCCGTTCTTGGCATTGGCGCGGATGATATGCTGATTTACGTGGATACGCTTCTTCATTTGTCGTCATCCTCTACTGGTTCTGCGTCTATGATGTCGTTCATACCCGCAGCGATTGCTTCTAGTTGCTCGCGAGACATTTTTTCTGGGGCTTCTTGTACGTTGTGCTCGTGTTGTACGAATTGTGCGGTCAGATCGGGCATTACTTTGTTCAGCATTGCCGTGAACACCCGCGCTTGGGTGGGCGTCCACTCTTGTTTTCCCATGACTACGGCGTGGGCTTCGTCGATCTGCTTGTCTACGCGGCGGTATAGACCCGCTCGCATGTTGGCGACTTGGAGAGGCGTAAGTTTTGCCCCTGTTTGTACTTTAGGTGTGCGTGACATTGATGGGTTCCAGACGTTTTCAATTTTGCTCAGATTTTTCGGGGGGTCGGAAATGGCAATTCGCGGAAAAGTCGGCGGCGGGATGGGGGGTGCCCCCCCTTTCGTACAGGATTTTGCCTCATATTAGTCACATGACCGCGCTAATGCGTTGATTTTGCTGCATTTTCGCTCCCCTCGTAGGGGATTTTGGGGGTTTTTTCGCGTTACGAAAGTTTCCAATTTCGCTCCTTTCGCGGAAGAAAATTAGCCATACGCGTATGTTACGCATTTGCGTAACGCTCGTCGTCCTGCGTGGGCGCGACCAAAGATAAATCTTTGAGGAACATCAAAGGGTGCCAGCTTCAGATTGGAGGATGGCCTGTGCCCTGATGACAGGACACGGATGTATGCATGTGTAACGCAAAAGGAGAAATCACATGACAAAAGCAACTACAAACACACCCGCATTCTCAGCCAAAGCAGCCGCAGCCGCGTGGGTCAAGGGTAACGCAGCCGCGAAGAAGTCCATCCGCAACCGCGTAGCCGAGACTGCCGCGAAGTCGCCTCGCAAGCGTTGGGCAGCTTTGCTGAAGGACATCGACGCAGCCGACGTGGCTCGCGTTAAGGCGCGTGCGACTGGCGACTGGTCAGCGGTCAACAAGGCGCGCGATGCGGCGAAGCCGAAGCCTGCTCCCAAAGCGGCGAAGCCGACCAAGGCGAAGCCTGTCGCTGACGACAAGAGCGTTGTCGCAGCCGCCAAGGCGTTCGGCGCGTTGGTTGCCGCAGGCGAAGGCGCATCCCCTGAAGCGCTTGCGTTGGTTGCCCTAATCAACGCCGCGTAACACCCACGCATCAGAGACATCACCAACAGAGCCGCTACGCGCAAGCGTGGCGGCTTTTTCGTGCTGTCTCGCACGGTTCTGAAACGCATGAGAGAAGGAGATTACCATGCCCAAAATGTCTACGCAAACACACCCGCTAACGTCCAAGCACGTTGATGATCCCCACGACAACTGGACACCCATCGGCGAGTACGTTCGCAAGACACGCGCAGCCGTTGAGGCTCGTGAGCAGTTGCTCGAAGAGTTCTGCGACGCCGACGCCGCGTTCGTGATGACGTACACCCGCTTTGGAGGTGCATCATGAGCCGCTTCCAAAAATACGCGCTTGAGTTCGCATACGCAATTCTCACCGCCCTGTTCGTACTCGAATGGTTCGCAGGATGCGGCTCCGACGGTCAGTGCTTAGTGCTGCACCACACATTCCCAATGCTCGCAAACATAGGAGGATAACACATGAGCGAAGCAATCATCGAAGTGCTGCCCGATTTCTGGGCAGCCGCAATCGTCAACGGTGACGAGACAGGCATGAACGACGACGACAGCCGCGCGTTCAACGCATGGATCAAGGAGTTTCAGGAGGACAACGGCGTGATCTTCACCGCGACCGTGTTCAGCGACGAAGCTCAGTTCGTCACCTACCACCACGCCAAGCCGTTCGGCGTACTCGCTTGCAACTGTCACCAGTACGCATTCGTGACCGAACACACGGCCTGACACATCGGTGTTCAGCCTCGCGAGAGGCTGACATCCCATGTGACAGCAACCAAAGGAGGACACACACATGAAAGAAGCAATGGACGCATACGTGCAGCAGTTGGAGGCGCGTGTGCGCTTCTACCAGAAACGTGCGGAGCAGGATCACAAGATCAACTACGCAGTCGCGATAGCGCTTTGCCGCGTTGTCGGAGACTTCACAGGCGAGCCGCGTTGGGATGCGTACGAGCGCATTCAGCAGGCTCGCTTGCGTAAGGAAGGCGTAGGAACCGTAAGCGTTTGAGCATCGGTGTCGGCACTCAGAGCAGTGCCGCATCCCGTGCACAAAGGCACGATAACAGACATGAAGGAGGAAATTATGTCTACAAACGCACTCATCTACGTCACAGACGACGATGGTACATACGCAATCTACAAGCATTGGAACGGACACCCGAAAGGTGTGAAGCCCATGATCGAGCGAGCCTTGGAACTTGCGTGGCAACTTCCACGCTTCGAGGCAGACGAGTTCGCAGCCGCCTTCGTAGCCGCCAACAAGCCCAATAGAGGCGATGTACGACTGGTGAACCCAGACAGATACGATCTTACATGGTTCGACTACGTGTACGTCATTCGCCACATGGAGGGCAGCGACAAGCTCAACGTGACT